TGTATGGTGGCGGGGTTAGCCTACTACATCGGGATGAAACGTGCGCCAGAACGTCTACAGTATTTAAAAGCTGTGTATGAAGAAGAGTTCCAACGCGCAGCCGACGAGGACGAGGGTCGTACTCCGTTGAAACTGCAACCTAGCATTCGATACTTGAGGGTCTGATGGCATACGCGTCTGGTAAACATGCATTTGGTATTTCTGATAGATCAGGGTTTAGGTTTCGTTTGCGGGATATGAGACGTGAATGGACTGGTGCATTAGTTGGTCCTGACGAGTTTGAGCCAAAGCATCCGCAGCTAGAACCTATTCGTGTGGGACCAGATCCCCAAGCATTACACAACCCACGACCCGATAAGGCCGAGGCGTTATTGGTGTATGTCGATATTCCGACAGTTGAAGCACCTAAGTTAGAACGTGTTCGAGCTATAGGCCAGGTCGGCAGCGTTACGGTGACGACATGACTATGACATACGGCGAACTGAAGACTGCCATTCAGGATTACACAGAAAACGATGAGACAAGTTTCGTAAACAACCTGCCTTTGTTTATTCGATTAGCGGAGGAGCGCATACTAAAAAGTGTGCAGCTTAACCTGTTTCAGAAAAATCAGTCGGGGGCCATGACCACGGGCAACGAGTATTTAGGTGCCCCATCTGATTTTCTTGCACCGTTTTCTTTAAGCATCGATGTTAATGGGGCTAAAGAGTTTTTGTTGTTTAAAGATTTGGACTTTGTGCAGACGTACACTCCTAATTCAACAACCACTGGTCAACCTAAGTATTACGCTCAATTTGATGTGGACAACTTTATTCTCGCGCCAACACCAGATGCAAACTACGCTGTGGACATTCATTATCTGTATCGCCCTGCTTCACTAACGGCTGGAGCCGATAGTGGTACAAGCTGGCTCAGTGAAAACGCAGAGATTACGTTGCTTTACGCATCTTTGGTCGAAGCATACACTTACATGAAGGGAGATCCCAATCTAATGCAGATGTATAACCAACGTTATGCAGAGGGGATCACAAGACTGAAAAACCTTGGCGAGGCTCAAGAGGTTGTTGATGAGTATCGTTATGGTCAGATTAGGAAACCGCGCACATGATTCCAGAGTTAAATATAGATTTACCTAAAGATTTTAAGGTAGAGGTACACACCACTCATAACCGTGGCTTTACGCCAGAAGAAATAGCAGAACGGTGTGCAGAAAAAATTATTTCGGTCTCGGATGAAGCACATCCTGCAATACAAGCGCAAGCTCGTGCTTTTCAGAAACGTATTGTGCAGTTGGTCGGGTTCTATTTACGCGAAGCTGTTAAAAGTGATCGAACTACTGTATATAATGCAATCAAAGATGCGGGGCACCCTGACCTTGCTGAACTCATAAGGAGAATGTGACATGGCCTTTACTGGTAACTTCATGTGCACGAGCTTTAAGAAGGAGCTTCTTGAGGCTGTTCACAACTTTAAAAACTCAGGTGGTAGCACCTTTAACCTTGCTTTGTATGACAACAATGCCTCATTCACTGCGGCGACAACAGCATACACAGCAACAAACGAGGTATCTGGAACTGGATACACTGCAAAAGGTGGTGCGCTTACTCGTGTAGATCCAACGTCGAGCGGCACAACAGCCTTTACCGACTTTGATGATTTGACCTTTAGCACGGCAACGATTACAGCCCGTGGCGCGTTGATCTTTAATGACAGTGCGTCAGGTGATCCATCGGTAGTGGTGCTAGATTTTGGTGCCGACAAAACGTCTACCGCAGGTGACTTTACAATTGTATTCCCAACAGCGGACGCAAGTAACGCCATCATTCGGATAGCCTAATGACAGACGTCATCGTTCCAATAAGCGGCTGGGGCCGTGGCACTTGGGGCGAGTTGGGCTGGGGCAGCAATAATTTTCCCCAGCTTGTAGGCGCTGTAGGCTCCGTTAGTGTAGTTGCAGAAGCAAATGTGCCTGTCACGGGATTGTCCGCGACGGGTTCTGTTGGTTCTGTTACAGTTAACGCCGCAGCCAACACATCGGTAACTGGTGTCTCTGGCACTGGTGAGGTTGGCTCTACTACAGTAATTGCCGCAGCAAACGTCACACCTACGGGCGTGGCAGGAACTGGAGCCGTTGGCACAGCAACAGTCAGCGCGGGTGCAAATGTGCCTGTCACTGGGCTAGAAGGTACGGGGGCCGTCGGCTCTGTTACTGTTACGGCTGATGCAAACGTCACGCCTACGGGCGTAGAAGGTACTGGAGCCGTTGGCACCGTCACTATGACAGGCGATGCAAATGTGCCGACAACAGGCATAGCTGGCACGGGTGCCGTTGGTTCTGTTACCATCAACGCTGGTTCTGTTGTAGAAATACCAAGCGGCTTGCAATGCCAAGGTTTTGTCTACGGTGGCTTTATAGAAGTCAACGCGGACGCTAACGCTCCTGTAACTGGACTTACCGCTACAGGCTCCGTTGGTTCAGTAACCGTTGATACAGAAACCTTTGTAAATGTCACTGGCGTTGCGGGAACCGCCGCCGTTGGCAGTGTCACAACCACCGCTGATGCGGATGTATCCGTCACTGGCGTTGCAGCCACAGGGGAGATAACACCGCCCCTTGTGTGGGGAACCATTGTTCCAAATCAAAATCCGAGTTATACTCCCGAACAACCAACACAATCCCCTGGTTGGACTGATGACAATCCATCGTCAACAGAATTACAAACACCAGGTTGGACCCGACAAGCAGCATAGGATAGAAACATGCCTAGTACATATACATTAAACAACGGTATCGAACTCATAGCTACTGGTGAACAGTCAGGCACATGGGGTGATACGACTAACACAAACCTTGAACTTTTAGACACGGCCCTTGATGGTCAGGTCACAATTAGTCTTGCTTCGGCAGGGTCATCTGGTTCACCAAACACACTGCCTATTAGCGACGGTACGGCATCGAATGGTCGTAACCGTATGGTTATTTTTGATGACAGCAGTGATCTGGGGGCAACAGCCTATGTGCAGTTGACGCCGAACGACGCCGAAAAAATCATTTATGTTCGCAACAGCCTGTCTGCGGATCGGAGTATTCTGTTATTCCAAGGCACATACAGTGCATCAAACGACTACGAACTTAAAGCTGGATCGACGGCGGTCATCTACTTCGATGGCGCAGGAACAGGTGCCGTAGCGGCAAACGTACTTAACACCTTGCAGCTTGAAGGTTTGAACGTAGACGGCGGCACGATTAAGCTGGATGGGAACTATCCTGTTGGTACAGGCAACGTGGCGTTGGGTGATACTGCGTTGGATAGTGTTGAAGCTGGAAGTAGTGACAATACTACCGTTGGAAACAATGCGGGTACGGCTATCACGACAGGTCAATACAATACTTTAATTGGCTCTAATGCGGGTGATGCTTTAACTACGTCACAAAGAAACGTGGCTATCGGCACAGGTGCTTTAACCACCGACACTTTAGGGAGTAGATCAGTTGCTGTAGGTCAAAGCGCACTAGGTTCTCAAAATTTTACATCTGCTACGGATACTTATAATACAGCCGTAGGTCAGTTTGCTGGTCTATCTAATACAACGGGCCAGTATAATACTTTTCTTGGTGGTCAAGCTGGTCAATCCAACACCACCGCAGGAGGTCAAACTGCTGTTGGCTATCAGGCGGCATATTCAAATACCACTGGATCAAATAACGTATCTGTTGGTTATCAAGCCTTATATACAAATGCTACTGGTCTAAATAACACTGCTATTGGTTATTCGGCACTTAAACTCGCAACAGGTAATGGTAATACGGCTGTTGGTCGAGAGTCTGCGCTAAACACTAGTACAGGTACTAACAACTCTGCTTTTGGTAAGGATAGTCTTACTGCAAACACAACAGGCATTCAAAATACGGCTATTGGCTCAGAGGCTCTTAAAGCTAACACCACCGCCAACAACAACACCGCTGTGGGGTATCAGTCTTTATTCAGTAACACCACGGGAACAAATCTTTTTGCCTTTGGTGTAAATGCATTAAGAAACAATACTACAGGTAATAACAACGCAGCCATATCGGGTTTATACAGCAACACAACGGGTTCAAATAATACCGCATTGGGTATGCAAGCACTAAACGCCAACACCACCGCAAGCAGCAATACTGCTGTTGGGTATCAAGCGGGGTATAGTAATACTACAGGTCAATATAATACTGCTGTTGGTAATACTGCCCTAAGAAGCAACACTACTTCATCCCGCAGCACAGCTTTGGGTTATGAGGCTCTTTATAATACGTCCAATGGTGATAACACTGCTATTGGTTATCAAGCCCACAAGGGTAGTGGTTCAACCAGTACAGCTTATTACAACGTAGCAGTTGGTGTGGGGGCATTGCAAGATGTGGATACTGCCCATAGTAACGTAGGTATTGGTTACTCTGCGGGGGGAGACATAACCACAG